GCAAGTATCAACCATGCGGGAGAAGCAAGGGGAGCAAAAGGAAATATCCAAAATGCGTACCACTTGCAAAAGCCACACGGATGACAAAAGGACAAAAGGCGAGTGCTGTCAGCAGAAAAAGAGCAGCAGGTAATCCTGGAGGCAAACCAACTAACGTTGCAACATTTACAAAAAGAAAAAAAGCATCTACTGGTGGTGAGATGCAATCTTATAATGGTTCAGCAATTAATTCTAGTTATGGTGGAGTAACTTTAAACAATCCATCTTATGGAAAATATTACAAAGGTATGATTTAATGAATTTAGAAAAAGATTTACAAAGATTAAAAAAAGAAAAAGCATTAAAAGAATCTGCTATTGCACAACTTAGAAAAAGAAGTAAAGACTCTATTGCAAGACCAAGAGCAGAAAAAAATATTTTATCAGATAACCCAGAAATGCAAAAAATATAATGGTAAAAGGATTAAAAAAAGTAGTTAAGGGTTTAGAAAAAGCATCAAAGACACATGCTAAACAAGCTAAAATAGTCAAAAAACATATTAAAAAAATGAAGAAAAAATAATGGCTATTAGAAAAACAACAAAAGGACCAGGAGCTAATTACAGACCTACAAAATCAGGTGCTGGAATGACTGCTAAAGGTGTAAGAGCTTATAGAGCAGCAAACCCTGGATCAAAATTAAAAACTGCAGTAACAGGGAAAGTCAAGAAAGGTTCAGCGGCAGCTAAACGTAGAAAGTCATATTGTGCAAGGTCACTTGGACAACTTAAACGATCTTCTGCTAAAACTCAAAATGATCCTAATTCTAGAATCAGGCAAGCAAGAAGACGTTGGAAGTGTTAGATAGATTTATATACAAATTCCTTGGTTTAATAGATAATGTGTTTTCTAAATTAGAAACATTAACTATAAAAATCACAGAATGGTTTTGGCATAAAAGAGTTAACTTATTACATAAAAGGAGAAAGCACGATGCAAAACGAAGAGCTAGTAATATTAAATAAACTACAAAAATTCTTAAAAGAGTCTTATGTAAGTATTGGAGATAACATGATTGGTGGTGGTATTGACAATATGGAAAAATACAAGTATATGATGGGACAGGCACATGCCTATTTAAGAATATCACAGGAGATATCATCCCTGCTAAACCCTAAGAAGGAGAAAAAAAATGATGCTGAAAGACCAGAAAACGTCGTCGACTTCGGAAGTCCCAAAAACTAAATCCGCTTTATTAGATAAATACGACGATGAACATAAAAAAGAATTAGATGGTTACGAACGTCTAAAGAAAAAAGAATCAAGTAAATTACCGGCACCAACTGGATGGAGACTATTAGTTTTACCATTTAAAATGCCTGAAAAAACTAAAGGTGGTTTAATACTAGGACAAGATACACTTGAGAGACAACAAGTAGGATCTACTTGTGGTTTGGTTCTTGAAATGGGACCACATTGTTATGATAAAGAAAAATTTCCTGAAGGAGCCTGGTGTAAAAAAGGTGACTGGGTAATTTTTGCAAGATATGCTGGATCAAGAATACAGATAGACGGTGGGGAAGTAAGATTGCTAAATGATGATGAAGTTTTAGCGACCATCGATAAACCGGAAGATATACTTCATCAATATTAATCATAGTAACACTAGGAGGAAACTATGCCAGACTTGGAAAATAACAAAGTCGATATCGATACATCAGGGCCAGCAATGGACGTCGATATAGCTGAAGAAAAAGACTCAGCTGAAATTGAACAACCTGAAATAAAAGAAGAGCCAACAGTAAGACCTGTTGTAGATGAAACAGTTCCTGAAGATAAAACTCATGAAAATGAACGTGAGATTAAATTAGAAGAAAATGTTTCTGAAGAACCAAAAAAAGATGAGCTTCAAGATTATTCAGAAAGCGTTCAAAAAAGAATAGCTAAACTGACTAAAAAATGGAGAGAAGCAGAACGTCAAAAAGATGAGGCTTTAGTTTTTGCTAAATCAGTTTTAACTGAAAAAGAAAAAGCAGAACAAAAGATATCTAAGATGGAACCTAGTTTATTAAAAACTACGGAAGATTCTATTACATCTGGACTAGAGTCTGCAAAAGCAAAACTAGCTGCAGCAAGAGAAGCTGGAGATATTAATGCTGAAGTAGAGGCTCAATCTTTAATTTCTGAATATGCGTATAAACAAGCTAGATTCACTGAAGCAAAAGCTGAACAAGAGTTGTATGCAAAGAAAAAAGAAACAGAAGTTCAACAACCTCAAGTTAATTTACAACAAAGACAACAAGCAGCGACAGGTACACCTGATCCAAAAGCTGAAGCATGGGCCCAAAAAAACTCATGGTTTGGTCAAGATTCAGCAATGACTTATACTGCTTTTGATCTTCATAAGAAATTAACTGAACAAGAAGGTTTTGATCCATCTAGCGAAGAGTATTATTCTGAAATAGATAAAAGAATAAGACTTGAATTTCCTCAGAAATTCGCTAAAATAGAACCTACGGAAACGGCTAAACCTGTACAGACAGTTGCATCTGCAAAAAGAAGTACAAAAACTGGTCGCAAAACTGTGAGGCTCACACCATCACAGGTAGCAATTGCTAAAAAATTAGGTGTGCCACTCGAAGAGTATGCGAAACAATTAAATATCACGAAGGAGGTATAAGCATATGGAAGATAATAACGATAAAAGAACCTCGCGTGCGAGTCAAACTAGAGAAAAAACAGCTCATAAAAAAGTTTGGACTCCACCATCAAGTTTAGATGCACCCCCTGCGCCAACAGGATTTATTCACAGATGGATAAGAGTTGAATCTATGGGATTCCAAGACACTAAGAATGTTTCTGGAAGAATTAGATCAGGATACGAGTTAGTGAGAGCTGATGAATATCCAGACTCAGAATTTCCAATTGTGGACGATGGTAAATATAAGGGAGTGATCGGAGTTGGTGGCCTTGTGCTAGCAAGGGTACCGGAAGAGATTGCGCAACAACGAGCAGACTATTATAGAAAACAGGCTGAAGATAACGTTGATGCAGTAGATAACGATCTTATGAAGGAACAGCACCCAAGTATGCCTATCAATATTGATAGACAGACTCGTGTAACTTTCGGTGGCTCGAAGAAGGGTTAATTTTTTAACAATTCCTAACCGCCGGATAAACTTAAATAAATGTCTATAAGGAGGACACAACTATGGCTAATCAAGATAGCGCATTCGGTCTAAGACCGAGTGGAAAAGTTGGTCAGAATAGAGACAACCAAGGTTTATCTGAATATAACATTGCTGCATCTGCAGCCGCAATTTATTTCAACGATCCCGTTGAAATGGCAGACACAGGTACAATTACTGTAGCTGCTGCGACTGATGTTTTATTAGGATCACTTACTGGTGTTTTCTTTACTGATGCAACAACGGACAAACCTACTTATGCGAATCATTTGAACGCAGGTAACACTGCAACCGATATTATCGGTTTTGTATCTGATGATCCGTATCAAAGGTTTGAAATACAAAGTGCTGGTACACCTGCGCAAACCAATATTGGTAACTGTGCAGATATCGTGTATGCAGCCGGTAGTTCGCCAAACTATGTTTCAGGTGTAGAAATATCTGGAACAATGGCTGCGGCATCTGCGCAACTAAAAATAATCGGTGCGTCAAAAGAAATCGATAATAATGAATTAGGTTCAGCTAATACGAACTTAATTGTTACTATTAACGAACACTTCTTGAAACAAACCGCAGGTATCTAATAAAGGAGAATAACTATGGCGATATCACGAGGACAACTAGTTAAAGAACTAGAGCCAGGTTTGAATGCTTTATTCGGCCTGGAATATAAACGTTATGAGAATCAGCATGCTGAAATCTACACGACAGAATCTTCAGACAGAGCGTTTGAAGAAGAAGTTATGTTATCAGGTTTCGCAAATGCTTCAGTTAAACCTGAGGGTTCTGGCGTAGCTTTTGACAATGCTCAAGAGACTTTTACTGCTAGATACACTCACGAGACTGTTGCACTTGCATTCGCGATCACTGAAGAAGCGATCGAGGACAACCTGTATGACAGACTTGCGTCTAGATATACTAAAGCACTTGCTAGATCTATGGCGAACACTAAACAAGTTAAGTCAGTGGTACCTTTAATTCAAGGTTTACCAACTAACAATAACTTCAATTCAGGTGACGGTGTTAGTTTATTTAACACAGCTCACCCTACAATTGCGGGAACTGTTAGTAATACTTTAGCAGTACAAGCTGACTTAAATGAAACATCATTAGAGCAATCTTTAATCGACATTGCTGCAATGACAGACGAAAGAGGTCTGAAAATTGCTGCAAGAGGTGTTAAAATGATTGTACCTAGTGAAAACCAGTTTAATGCTGAAAGACTTATGAAGTCTCAAGGTAGAACTGGAACTGCAGATAATGACATTAACGCTATTGCGTCAATGGGAATGGTTCCTCAAGGTTACAGAGTGAACAATTTCTTAACTGACCCAGATGCGTTCTACATCATTACTGACGTGCCAAATGGTATGAAGTACTTTGACAGAGCGCCGATTAAAACGGCTATGGAAGGTGACTTTGATACTGGTAACGTAAGATACAAAGCTAGAGAAAGATACTCTTTTGGAGTTTCTGACTACAGAGGTATCTTCGGTGTTGAAGGTGTTTAATCACTAATTAAAATATTTGAGGCGGACATAGTTCCGCCTCATTTAGAAAGTAAGATAACAAATCCATGAAAAAATTTATAGTTACCATAATCGCTTACAATCATTACGCAAAATTTGAAGTATCATCTAATGATGATGCAGTTTCCCTTGAACAGGCCATAGTTGACAAACTAGGACAAAATGTTATAAAATGGGAAAATGTCGGAGACAAAATGTTTGGATCTGACAAGTATAGAATAACTTATGAGGAAGTTATATATGACGATGCAACCACACATCCAGGATCTTTACAAAAAGAAAAAATCTCTGGATCTCAAATGGGAGCAAGAACATCTTAACGAGGGTAGATATACTCTTGATATGGTGAGGATAGACGACGAAGTAAAAAAGATTGTTTTACATATTAAATCTGCAGAAGCAAAAGAAGCTCATTTGCAGAATAAAGTCGATGCTACCGCTCCTACAGTTTCTGTAGCTACTTAATAAAAAGCTACATCGTTGGAAAAATCCACTCCACACTACAGGCTCTCTTGCACTCTACTAAAAAGTAGTGTATAAAATTATCACTATACATATATTAATTTTCTGCATAG